AGTTGGGTTTGTGTCGTCCGTGTTATAAACCCACGCCGCTATCGTGTGGTTCGTATAACTGAACGGGGTGTCTAATTGGATGTAGTCGCTTGAGCCGTTGAAAGTCGCGCTTCCTTGGGCGGGGAATGTCAGTCCAATATCTTGAAGCTTCGTGTACATAACGAGGCCTGTACGTATAATCGAGTTAAGGACTATACTACCTATCCTTGTTATTCCTAGTCCTAATCCTAACATACTTATAGTTTTGCTTTTTGTAAGGTCCTGAAGGGATGGTACGTTTTGTTTAGCTCTGCTAACCGAAACGCTATCAACTGTCTTTTGTAGACTGATAACCCCTCCATTACTCAATATCATATTAATCCGTTATATCTTGATTTACAGTGAATAATCCGTACATCCAAGTCTTTACAACATTATTGTACTCAGATTGAATGTCGTAAACATAATCGCCAGCAGGTACAGAACCCATAGTTGTAGCCGTACACACTATATCTAAAACTCCACTAGAGCTACCGCTAAAAAAGAATGAAGTGCTGGATATCACGTTCGTAGATAGGTCACTCTCGCTCTTAACTTCCATAGACCAATTATAACTAGATATGTCTATAGGTAGTGAGTTTTCGTCAAGTATGTTAACCGTAAACGAAAGTGTATCTCCCTTACGACAGATAATATCCACCCTGTTGGAATCATCTATTTTTAACACAGAAGCCATAGACTAAGCTATATAAGCTAGTACCTCTCCTGTTGTGACGGATATACTACTAAACAATCCGTAGATAGTCACACCTGCAGGAATAGAAACAGAAGCCAAGTTATCGCCAGATTCCGCCGTAACACTAATGGTAGTGTAATCAAGCGCTGTGATCGCGCGATAGAATTCTCCAGCGGTGCTAGAGCCCCCTGTTCTGATTGTTCTGAATCCCTTCTGGCCAAGAACTTGGCGTTGGAAGTTAGGGGTTGCGTTTACATTTTCGTAAGACATTGTGTCAAGTTTTAAAAGTTCAAAATATTCAATGCGCTAAGCGCCAAACACTTAGCAAAGATAGTTATTATATCATTATATCCATTTGGTCTTCAGGAAGTTCACCGCGCTGTCCTTGACGCTGGCTAATGAGCTTTGACTGCTCAACCGCCTGCTTCTTCACACGCTTGTCCTTTCTGTCTTCCTTCATCATTTCAGCTGAGGTCTTCACACGGCTTTCAATCTGCTGCTCAGCAACACCGTACTCACCCTTCAGTCTCTCAAGCTCCATACGCATCTGGTGTTCTAGCTGTGCCAACTGAGCCTTCATCTCAAACTCCATCTGCTTCTTCTGCATCTCTAGCTGCATCAATGCCTGCTCCTTCTGAACCTCAGCCTGTGCTGCTGCCTGTGCTGCTTGAGCATTGGCTTGTGACTGCATCTGAATGTTCTGCTGTTGCATAGCTTGCTGCTGTGCGATACGCTTCTTACGGCGTATCACTAAGAGACGCTCTGCTTGGTCAATGTCCTTAATGTTACGGATGGCAATAGCATCTTCAAGATCAATCTCCTTCTGAGACAATGCAATCTGAATGTTCTGCTCCAAGTACTGACGGTCTCTATCATTAAGGTCTGTCATCACCTGAATACCAAAGTTGTACATCGGTAGATCCTTGAAGCTGTTCAACACCTTCATATTGGTCTTGCCTATAGCCTTCTCATACACCTTGTACAATACAGACTCACTAGGAAGGATCTGTAGACATTTTAAGATGTCTTCACAGACCTTCCGGTACAAGATCATAGATGCGTTGGTTACGTCGTACAGGGCGTTGTTTCCTGCAGCGACAGCCATCTGATTCACACCTACCAATGCCTCACCCTTAGGTGTGGTACCGTCCATTACCTCATTGATACCCGTAGCATCACGGATCATACGTAGGTAGTGGTTGTATAGAGCGATAAGCTCATTGATGTTTCTAATGCGGTTGTCTATCTGTTGGACCGGTGGGTTTTGGAAACCACCTTCAGGGTTCTTACTGCGGTAGTAGAACACACCCGTTTGCTCGTAGATGTCTTGGATCTCTAGCGGTTGTAAGTCACCACCACGCCCTAGGTCTACGTTCTCTAGTCCTTCAATGTCAATGATGATACCATCCGGCTTACTCTTCGCGATAGCCTGCTGGATCTTTAGGTGGGACAGCTGCAACTGGTCTGCAAATCCTATGATGCTTGATACCAAGCTCTTAGGAATCATATTGCGGATGTTGGTAGCTACAACAGAGTACGACATACGCGCCTTAGTAAGGTCGTGGATGTTCTTAGGTACGTTGTTCTTTTGTCCGTAGTTAAAGATATGGTCCGTACCTACAATGTAGATACCGCCGTATACTGTAGCGTTGTTCATCTGAACAGGCTCTCTATCGTACACGCTGTTCTTTGGTGACTCGTAGGTATTGCCCTTGTAGTAGAAGCCCATATTCCCGAAGCGTGATTGCTTCTTCTCGTAGACCATAGGGTCAACAGATAGGAACTCAAAGTCCAACACCTCAAGGGTGAACTCGTCGTAGCCGTAGTTATAACGGCTTAGACGCTGGTCGTAATAGTTCTCCATAAAACGAGAGGCATCGTTACCGTACTTATTCATTACGGTCTTTGCAATCTTCTCGTACTGCTCCTCACTAAACTGATCACCCGCCAAACGCTTAAGCTCTTGGATAGAGATGCGCTTCATATGCCCGGCATATACAATGTCGGAGAATGTAGGATCGTCAGTGTAGCTGTGCAGGAAGAATGCTGGGTCTACGTACTCCTCTTGGATGCCGTAGTTCGGGTCATTGCTACGCTTGGTAACAGCCATACCACAATTCACTAAATCCTCAACAGCTCTACGGTACACACGCTCGTCAAAGTTGTTCCAGCTCAGCGTCATATTTGTAGCCAGCTGTGCAGCAATCTCTGCGTCGGTCTTTACATTGGTGTCTAGGAATATCTCCACCTCTTCAGGTGTCTGTGGCAGCTTGCTTGGATCTACATCCACCTCTAGCCCTGCAGCCTTAGCCTCTTCAAACATCTGTTTGTTCTCAATGCGTAAGGCAATCTTTTTCTTCTTGATATCTTTCTCGCTCTGAGAGAGCGGGTCCATTGCCTCAACCTGTGGATAGCGGTAAGAGGAAATGATTTTATTGACAACGATCTTAGCGAACTTAGGGATGATAGGTACTGGTGTCCAGTCCAATGTCATCATCGTCCCATCACCATTGTTAGGATCTAGGGAATTAAGAATCTGTTTATACACTGAGGTATCTTGTGTACCGTTAGCATACTCACGAGAAGTTTCAAACTCCTTGTAGCGCTTACGGTATAGACTTCCTTCAGAGTCTATCCCTCCCCATTGAGCAACTAATGACTTGGCATAAGCTATCCCGTATGCCTTTTGTGACTTCTCCTCCGTAGTTGCTAGTGGGTCTGGAAAAGCAGATTTCTTTTGATTGTTCATCGTTTCGCTGAATCGTTATCAACTGCAAATATAACGCTTTTATCAACGCTGGATTGACTTGCCCTTACGGAAGAAGGTCTTGTTGTCAAACTTAGCTTTCTCCTTCTTCTTCTTGGTGCGCTGGGCAGCTAGTAGCGCCAGCCCCGAGGAGATGGTAAGGTCATACTGTGTACGGTTGTCTATACGGAAATTAATCCAGTCCTCTAGCGTCCTGTTGAAGTACATCGGCATATAGTCCCCGTTGTCATTCATACCTACGTGGTCGTGGATGTAGGACTCTATCGCCTGTGCGTGGGCCTGTATAACGTCCTGTGAGTTAGACGGGATACCCTTAGTCTTAACAGCTACTCTAGCTGTTGACTTAAGATGATCGGGTCGGTCCATCAGATACTCATCGTACCCTCTGGTCTCAAAGTACCTAGCGATACCGTACTTGTTATTCTCTATTAGTATTTTATACCCATAGTACACAGCTGCCATCAGCACATCCTCATAGAATATCCTAGCTAGTGGTGGACGTGAGGCATACTCCAATACAAACATATTAGAGGGGTGTGCCATATTAAACTTATTGTAGAGGTGGTAGGCTCCCTTAGAGCCTCTACCGTCTACCGTAGCATCAAGGTCATAGCTATCCACCCCGCCTACACCAAGCCAGTCATTGCCCGGGGACTTCTTACCGCGCTCGATAGTTATCTTGTTGCGCAGCTCTACGGGTGGCAACCACGCCACACGGAACCTGCCGTTATCATCAGGTCTAAAGATGACCTGTGTATCCTGCTTACCGTTCTCCCAAACAAAGTTACCACGCACCACAGGCTGTGGGTAGAGGTCTTGGTTGTACTCTATCTGCTCGTAGATCTTAGCAATGTTAAACAGGCTAGATTTAGTGGAGTCTCTAAAGGCTTCCTCTGCGGTAAAGGGGAACTGACGTATTGTTTCGTTAAGCTCATTGCTGTCACCTGATAATCCCTTGCGTTCATTCTTAAGGTAGGTCTTTGCACCTATAGAGATCTCTTCATCATCAATACCCATTACAGGCTGCTCGGGGTCCTCAACTACAGGGTTACCGTAGCGGTCAAAGAATCCCTCTAATGCTTCATAGGCTGGTATAAAAATCCTATAGAGCATAGACTTGGTCCTGCCGTTAGAGTTTCTATCCTTAGGGTTAGACATATCCCAAAGGTCGCGGTAATTCCTACCGCCCTTATCCAATGGGTTAACTGTTGATCCGATGATGGCCTTACCTACGAACTTACGACCCACCATTAAACAGGTACGCTGTATACGCCACACCTCTAGGATGTCTTCAGGCTTTTCAAACTTACCGCCCTCATCAATAAACAACAGCTTTAGTTTCTCACCATCATAGGCGTTGGACGTGGTGTTACGCCAGTTGATAACGGTATTAAGTGCCTGACCCTTAGAGCTGGTCTTGTTGTTCTTCGTGATCCTCTTAGAGGGCTCACGGAACGCCAGCTCCTGACGTGGGTTGGTAGTACCGTCCTGTATAGGCTTAAAGAAGAACGGGTAGTGTCTGTACATACCCACAACCTTCTTCATAAAGATGTTCTCCTGAGCGTCCTTACCCGTCTTAGACATTATCCCTACGGTGACATCGTAGGTAGAGGTACCTACATCGTCCACCTTACTAGCGGCGACGTTGGTGTAACCTGAACGGCGACACTTAGTGTACAGCTGTCCCGCACACCTAGGGTCAACGAAGCAAGCCTCCATATGGTAATTGATATCTCTCTGGAACTGAAGGTAGTAGCCGTAGAAGCTGGCATCTATCTTACTCCACTGCAGCATCATATAGTGTGCACCGGTAAGGTAGGTAGGCTCCCCATTATTAAAGAACCACATCCCATTGTTCCTACGCTCAAACTCCCTACGTATATAGGACTCGTACTTCGCCTTGAACTCCTTAGGCATATCGTACCACTCGTCCATAGAGCCTATACGTGCTAGCTCTGTTGGCATCTCCTGACGCTGCCAGCGCTGCTCCTCCTTCGCTCTGTCGTGGTAGAGTATTTCGTTCTTTGGTGGTACTGCAGGTAGCTGGATAAACAAGTCAGCAATCTCTATGATCTCCCCCGCAGTATCCTTGGGGCAGATATTGATTACCTCATCTTGGTACCCTTCTATTTTCTTTAGTCCAGCCATTAACGTTTAGCGTACTGCTCAGCAAGACCACCAGAGAAATCCCTCTGTGCCTCAATGCCGCCAGTATCTTTAAGTTCTTTGATCATTGTCTCAAGCTTCTGATACTCAGTGATTAACTCCTTTGCATCCAAAGCAGACTCCTTGATACTCTTTAGTTCCGCCCGTCTACCGGAGCCCGATTGCTCCGTATCGATAGGGCGTCTTATCTCTTCAGTGATGTTGCGTATGGCCTCAGCCATAGCTTCCAACAGCTCCTCACCGGCTCTTACGCTGCTGAATTGCTTCTTGCGTCCCATTAGAAACCTGTGGCGTAGATGTGATCAATGTGTGTACGGAATACCTCTTCGCCCTCTACCTCCATCTTGTAGTCGGCGTTCTTCATAATCATCACCTTATCGCCCTTCTTCAGTCCTAGCTGTTGTACTGCAGGTGAGTCATAGAGCACATAACCGTACTGGTTGAACTTAGGCTTCTCAAGGTCAATGATGATACCGCTTGTGGTAACCTGTTCGTAGGCTTGCTCCTCTGGTGTTAGGAACACCCAGTCGCTAAGCAAACTCACCTCACCCGTATGCTGGTCCTTGTAGGCATAAGCTTGTGTGACGTGGCTGTTGTTAGGATCAAAGCGCACAACGTAGATGTCGTCATCAATACGCTGGCCCCTGCCTTCATTAGATATAACTACGTGGTGGTGGAAGTAGATGGTATCACCAACCTTAACGGGGGTGTCGTACTTCTCAGGAACAGCTACAACCTCAGCACACTGCTTGCGGTTTTCAAACTCGTTCCACTTCGGATCAATATAGATGGATGTATCGCCCACCTCTACCTCATCGTTAAAAGCCTTAGGCATCTTAACGAAGAAATCGTATAAACTACGCATATGTATTGAATTAAAAATTAAGGTCGTACTCAATGAGCACAGGTACATTCTCCACACTCTTCCACAGCATTACGCCATCCTCAGGGTGTTTGATGTATACCAAGTATCTTTTCTCTTTAAATTTATGTAGGTACGCCTCGTCTAAAACGATGGCGTCCACTAAGGAGTCACCGGCTTTCTGGCCTACATAGTACGCCATAGCCTTTAGGGGGTCTACCCCTATAATAATTTTACGAATCATTTTATTTAATTTACGTCCCCGTTATTATTCATACGGTTGATCCAATAGTTTATATTGCTTGGATCGCTTTCTTGTTCTATTCTGTAAGCATCGGCGACGTACGATAATACGTCGTCTAGCTCATCCTCGTCTTCAACTGTTACAGAAGACAATAGGTTCATACCTACAGTAATCTGCTTTGAATCAGGTGCTACACTTGGGTCGTCTAAATTTAAGAACCCAACAGCTAAAGCCACTACCACTTCCTCCTCTAGTCCGTACTTCGCAATGGTCTCATTAATAGCTACCATTAGCTCCTGTACTTCTACGATGCAATCTTTGTGGCTTTCTTTCATATTAAATAATGTTACCTGCTTCTTCTCTGAATACTTCTAGTTCTGTACCTGCTACAATAGTTGCGCCACCGGCAGATACCAATGCTTGAACACGGATCTTCTGCGTTGGCTGCAGGATAAATACACCCCAGAATGAATCTGCACGATCCGCGCCGAGTGTTGCCTTGTCTCTAATTACTGTCTTAACAGTTGAGAAAGCCCCAGCTCCTGTAGCGCGCTGTAGTGTATACTGAATAACTGTATTGTTTGAAGTTACCTCTAGTGCAGCTGTTATAGATACACGGATAGGGAATGGCTCTGCTGATCTGTTTTCAATAGTTCCTAAAGCCGCGTCAAAACCAAAGTCTGCAGGTGCTTGACCAAGGTGGTAGCTTGTACCCTCACTGTTGTTATCTGCAGGGGCAAAGGTAATGGTCTGCGCCGTTCCTGAAAGTGTAAGCGGTGTATCCACATAACCAATAACAGATTCTGGGAATGGTGCAACATCTGTAGTGAAAGCTGTTGCTGCTAGCTCACGCTTAACTACTTCGTTACTACCGTTGATGAATAGACCTGTTGCTTCTGAGTTATCTGTAGTAGGCGCAGCAGTAAACGACTGCGTGCCGTTAATCTCTACCTCGGTAGTTGAGAGCTTAAGAGCTGTTGCATCTCCTGTGCCGTCTTCTACATTTTTAGTTGAGGAGGTTACGCCTCCCTCAACGTGAAGAAGGTTCCCGAACTTATCTTTAATCTTTTGTCCTGAGAGCGTGCTCATAAATATTAATTTTGTACAAAGATATTAAATTCAACGTTATGCCTAAAAGTGAAGTGGCACGGAGCAAGATGTTCCGTGATTTCTCTGTCATCAAGGACAGATATATAAAAGCCAACTATTTAAAATACTGGAGCCTAGCCATAAGAGATATGTCTATGAACTATGACCTCAAGGAATCTGAGGTTCGGTTTATGCTCTTTGCCTACGACCTAGAGTTCTTTACCTTGGACTATATGGCTAAGTCGTACTTCTATCAGAAGCACAACCTGTACCAACGATTGGTAAACCCATTACTTAGAAAGGGCTACATCTACAAACACTTTGATAAGCTGAGTCCATCAAACACTCGTGAGGACCACCTGTTTCGTGAGGAGCAGAAGATGAACTACCGCGTACGCTATGCATTAAGCCAAACGGGTAGGCTTATGGTAAGTAAGTTCTACCGTAAGATAGAGGGGGACGAACAGATTAACGTACCCGAGGATCCCAGATCTGAAAAGATGAAGGAGATACTTAAGAACCGCTAGCTGTTGTGCTTAGCCTTGATGCGGAACTTAGCCTCTAGACTTGCACCCTTGTGTGGTACAAAGTCTCCTTTATGAGACATAAGATAATGGCGGCCCTTCTCTGTCATCCAATGATAACCAGAAGGAGCCTTCACCATCTCGTGTGTCTTTGCTTTCTTAGCTTTCACTATTTCTTCTTCTTGAGCTTAAGCATCTTGAAGTCAGCACCTGTAATCTTTCCGTCCTTGTTGGCGTCAAGCTTAACTTGACCGCCTTTCAAGTACATCTTACCACCTTGAGAGAGGTACTTCTCTGCGATCTTAGCTGCCTGCTCTGGGGTAGCTCCTTCTTTAATGGCTTGCTTGTACTCACGATCAGCTACCTTACGTCTTTCAAGGTATGCTTTCTCACCTGCCATCTCTTCAAGGCGCTCCTTGGCAACACCAGCCATCTTAGTCATTTCTGCCTCACGCTCTGCAGGTGTCATCTTTTTCTTCTTCGGGTTTACACCACCCTTTTGGTACATCTCGTACTTACCGCCCTTACCGTACTTCTTTAGTTTCATCTATGCTTTCTTTTTACAGTCTTTAGATTTATCACAGTAACATACCTCATCACCTCCACAGGCAAATGGTTCTGGTATGTACATCTCGTACTTACCGCCCTTACCGTACTTCTTTAGTTTCATCTATGCTTTCTTTTTACAGTCTTTAGATTTATCACAGTAACATACCTCATCACCTCCACAGGCAAATGGTTCTGGTATATCAAAATTGAAATCCAGTTTAGATATCCGAACCAACATCGCATACATTGATACGATCCCTAATATGATAATAGCTCCTGTCATAGGTGCAAAGATAATAAAGATATCTGTTCAATATAAACAGCTGTTCAGGTGCAATGAACACGCTACACCTTATTTAGAATCATTCTAGATAAGCATATAAGCGCACAGCTACACCCCTGATATGACGATTGTAAGAGGTTTAGGCAAGCCTAAAACTATTATTAGCCTACACTATAAACACTGTAACCCCAGTAAAATCAAGCACTTACGTTCTTATTTAGAATCATTCTAATAGAAATTAAATGTCAGAAATATGCCGTAACTTCGCTTGAGTTAACCCACGCAACAGGGTTCAATACTACTGAACACTGTTGCTACCCAGCTTAAGACAAGGTAGCTGTACGGGCTGGCGTCCAAAACAGAGGCCCGCTAAGCTACTCCCGTACAAGCGGCAAGAACTATCCTTATTCAAAGGATCAAACACACCCCCTATCAGAACGCTACCAACAGCTTTTAAGAGCAGTTGTCCGCTCATCCCAAAGCACTAACAGCTGGTGAACCATTTAGCTGTTGAGCTCCCCTACACCTCCCCCTCTTTCCCCTACATCCTAGCCCCGAAAACCTCCACCACCTACTCTGATCCTTAACCGCTACTTTACAGCCCCTTTAAATACGTCCTAAACACCCCCTAATCGTCTCAAATAACAGCTATATAGGTACAGAATGCACCACATATATAGAGGGCTTAGAACAGCTCTGGTGATTTAGATCTGAGAAATGTTTAGGTGGGGGATTATATATATATAAACACGCGCGGTCATTAATACCCGAACGCATAATCCGACCCCACCCCCCTGATGATAAATGAGAATGCTCTGAGGATTTTAGCTTTTTGACAGCTACCAATTGCCTGCTGATTGCTGCACCTTTTTCTAGCCTGATTTCCCACCTGATAGATTGAGTGTAAAAGGAATGCCGAAAACCACCTGAGGATTGCAGGTGGAAGGAACGGGTGAGGAACAATCCACACCCCCCATATCACCCCCCATATCACCCCACATCTCACCCCCATATCGCGATACTGGA